TTCAAATGCACCAGGGGTTAGAACGCGCACCTGCTCGACTTCTTTCTCGCCATAAAGCCCATCAGGCACAATCACCTTTTCCAGCAGGCGAAGCTGGCTAAGTTGCTGCGCTCCGTCTACCAGTTCCGTGCGCCAGCCGAGGATCTCACGCGGCGTATAACTAACCCAATACGGTCGTCCATTTTCACCAGCAGCAGGAGCATCCACAAGCACACCAACGTGCCCGTAACGCACCATCTTTCGTGCGGCTTCATAAACCCAGACGTTGAGATCATTGCCTAGCAAGTCAACGTCAAATAGCTGTTCGCGCACGATGTCAGATACATCGTTTAACCGGACAGGCTTGCGGGTCAACATGCCAGCCAGCATCCGTTCAAGACGCTGGTAATAGGGCGGGCAAACAGAGCGAGCCAGTCTGTTGTCGTAGCTTTCGTCTAGCTCGCGCGGCTCTTGCGGCAGGTAACGGCGATGCTTGCGCCGCATACCATAGGTGCCTTGCAGCAGGTCTTCAATCAGGATCCAGTGAGGCTCCTGTGCGTACCAAGCAGTGTTGGCATCGTTGACCTTGGTGACGGTGCGACGCGCAGTGGGGCGGTCGTAGTAGTTATACCCTGAGTACATTTGAGCGCCGCGATGCTTGCAGTTTAAAGGGGCTGATAGTAACCAGCCCCTACTGCCCGATGCTTAGCAGAGCGGGAACAGTTGCAGCTTAAACAGCTACAGCGACATCAGCAGTTGTAGAGGCAGCCTGCAGCGTGACAGACTTGCGACCAATCTTGATCTCAAACTCGTCACCAGGCTTGAAGCCCATTTCCTGCACGTAGCCTTCACCGATCTGCAGCTTGCCGTTGAACTGCACCTTAGTCTTGTAGGTCAAGGCACGACCGCGCTTGCCGCTGGACTTCATTTCAAAGCCCTTGGCTTCGAGCAGTGCTTCGTAGAAGGCGGTGTAGCAGAGCTTGCCGTTTTTATCGGTGTAGCCACACTCGCGGACAAGATCTGATTTGTTCAGGTCTTTGAGTTCCTTGACCTTAGCGAGTAGTTCTGAACCCTTGAGCATGAGTAGGGGTGAAGCGAACGCTGTTTAGGGTAGCACTAATACAAGCGGATACCAGTAGACCTGCCAGCGCCCATGTGCAGCGGATTGAACTCACGCCAGATCAGGTAGCCCAAGGCATCATTCATGTGGTCATGCCCTGAATCCTTGTCAGGATCGCCCTTCTCGGTGTAGCACTGCAGCTCTAGGCATTCGATCATCCGCTTACAGGTTGCGCTGATCTGCAGCCTGACCTGTCCCTTCCCATTTTCGAGTAGCGCCTGCACAGCAGAAACCCTGTCCCTGACTGGTGGGTTAGCGCGTGGTGACTGATTTGCCATGCCGTACGACTCAAGGATCTGGATGTCGGTTTGGCTGGCGTTGGTACTGCGGTTACCACCGGAAGCATCGGGGTAGACATAGATCTGACGGTTGGGGTAACGCGCTTTGATCTGCTGCGCCAAGCTGTCGGTGTCGTGAGCACCGCTTACCTCGTCGATCACGAGCAGCGTGTTGTTCAGCTTCACTCCGATAACAGCGGACATGTTGCCGACGTTAAAGTCAACGCCAATGCGTAGCGGTTCACGCTCAGTGTCTGGCAGTTTGTTAATGACGTGCTTGGTGCGGTCGAACCTGTCGTAGACCGTGCCGGTGGTGAGGTTGACGAACTCACCGTCTAGGTAAGCCTTGAGCAGTGTTGGATCGTAGTTCGCTTCAAGGCGCTCGATGAAGTCTGGTGGCAGGTGCGGGTTATCAACGGACCGCATTTTGATTAGCTTGCGATCCTGTCTTGTTTGTGCGTCTTCACTGCCGAAGGTGGTCCACATCCAGCGGAAGCCTTCAGGCGTTGATGCGGCTCCGAATTGACGGACGTTGCCAGAGCGCAAGCGACCGAGGATTTTGGGAAACGCCTTGTTTGCGATGGCAGGTGTCACGGTGTCGATCTCGTCTGCCAGTACCCAGGCAAGGTTCAGACCGATGATGCGTGACCAGTTTTCAAAGCTACGGCACAGGATCTTGGTGTCACCACCTGGAAGATGGAGCATGTATTCCGGCAGCGGTGAAGCGCGGAAGGTGTAAGGGATGTCGTAGTGCTCTAGGAAATCCTCAAAGTCGTTTTGCCAGATATCACGGATCAGGGGTCCGGTTGGTTCCATGACGCAACCGATGAAGCCTTGATTAGCAGCAGCGAGGGTGACAGCTTTTGCTGCTAACGCTCGGGTTTTACCTGCGCCGTAACCTGCGCTGATACCGATGATCTGGGTTTGATTGTCGGTGACGAAAGCTAGCTGTCCAGGATGAAGGTCAGCGTGGATGCGCCGCAGGAGATGATCGGTGTCTACTAGCTCACCGAAATGGTTGAGCTGTTGTAGGACGTGACCTTCAGGAGCTGCAGCGAGGATGCTCACGAGCAGAGCTGCGCCAAGCGAGCGGCAGTGTTGATGGCGCCTAGAGCGATGTGATATTGCCCAGCGCGACGAGCTTCAAGTTGAAGCGTGGAACATTGCGAAAGCAAGTCGGCAATCATCTGTGGGCGTTCAATGTCCCAGTCATCACGGAGCTGCTGCCTTGCTATTTCAAGGTATTTATCACAGGAGCGTGGACCTACCCCCCAGTTTTCCGAAGCAAATCGAATGCAGTCTGAACGCCTACCACCGTTGGCGATAATGCGAGCGAAGCGTTGTGCTCGAAGTTCTGTTTCTGCTTTAGTACCGCGAGGACTTGCCATTTAGAAGACCAATGGCTGACTGCATTGTAGGTATAGCATATTAACGGCAATATTTTTGGTGGAGGATTTTAGGGCAGACTTTATCCCAGTCGTGAGTGTGATGGAGCCTAGGATTTCTGTGCCCCATAAGTTTGATGCAGGTTGAAGATGGGGAGATCATTACGGTGTAGAACGATTTTACATATGTGCCATTTTCTCGGTAAGCCTCTGTGATGCCGCCTTTGTTTTGCTGCGTCATCGCTTGTGTTAGCTGAATTTGAGAATAAGTGAAAAACAGTTTTCCAGTGGCTCCATGGGCTATGTAAGTATTGACGTCATCGTTGAATCTGCCAATGAACTGGAAAGGTCTTTCATTGTCGCAAAAGAAGGAGTTCATTGTTTTACGCAAAACAGTTCTTGCTTTTTCGGATGTTGTGACGTAATCACCACCTTGCGAGAAGGCAATGCTAGATACGGATGGCGTTTTTTCCATAAACTCAGCCATTCCATCAAATATGATATCAAGACTATCAATCTTGAAACATGAGTACTTCACGGGCTTATCGGATTCTTTTTTGCCAACTCTGCGATAGGCAAAATAGCTGTAGTCATCATCAAGTTGACAGAAATATCTACAGTTCACTTGCTTTGACAATTCCCAGCAAGCGTTTCTAGCCCAGAGCGGTGTTCGTCTATCTGTAGAGCTGTCGCAAGAGTCGGTGGTTTCTGCGATTTTAGATTTTGAAAAAACCAGCACTCGGTCTTTGAAATTGGCTTTGTATTCTTCTGCAGTAGGATCCTCGTCATCAATGACGATGTAATACTTGCCTGAGTAGCCACAGGCTTGAAGCGTGTCAAGGGTTTTGACGTTATTTGGTCGTCGATTTGAAAGAATAAATACGCAAAAATCTTCACGCATTGGGGCGATCCTGCTTGAATGCTTTTTCAACGTGTTTATCAAGTCGAACAAAACCATTTTCAATGGCTTGATCAAAGTCAATAATCACAAGTGCTGACTGCTCAAAGAGTTGCTGGACTTCCTTTGTAGCAGTTGCATAGAAATCTGCAATTTTGCTGTAACTGAAAACCGTATGTCGATGTGCAGCAAATCTCAGGAAACGCTTGATGTCATCAGGGATTTCAGCAAGTTCGATGTCGGCTAGTAGCTGGTTTGTTTTTGATGTATCGCAAAGATGCTCAGGCTTGTGCTGAACGCCAGTTGGGTCATAGAGCGGAGCAATTGTCTTGTTGGTATACGGGCTGTCTTCGTCGTCTTCTTGATCGATACCGATCAATTCGTTTAATTCATTTTTGTCAAACCATGGTTGAGTTTCATGCTCTTCGCTGAGTTGATGGAGCATGGCGCCATCCCACTCACTGAGATCGCTGGTGCGGTTATCTGCCAGGGCTAAACCGACCTTTTCATCTTCGGTAAGACCAGCTCGCCTGACAGCAAT